CAGAATGTTTCATACCTCGTATTTTATAACCACCGCTCATTAAATTATAACCAACATTTTTATCAGTAGCATTTAATTTCTCTATCCAGTATATTTCTTTATTATTTAATTCATCCTCAGAAAAACATTCTTCCAACAATTCACATTTAAAACTATCAGGACCATATTTATTAAACACATTTGTAAATCTAACACCACTACCAAAATAATTTGAATCAAATTTATCTGATTTATGTTGTCCAACATAAATTTTCCCATTGTATAAATTAGTTGTTTTATAAATATAACCGTACATTTAAACTCCTTTCTAACCGATTAAATAGTCTAACATTTCAGGTGTTAATTTAGATGTTTCACCATCCACTAACATATCAGCCATAGCACCTTTTTTGTTTACAATATTCCATATTCTTTCATCAATCGTATCTTTTGCCATGATGTTATAAACTGTTATGTTATTTTGTTGTCCCAGTCTGTGACACCTGTCTACACACTGGTCATATAATGCTCTGTTCCACGGATGGTCTAAAAAGATTATAACAGAACCGCTATATAAATTCAAGCCTGTTCCCATAGCACCGCTTGTACCGATTATTACATCATACTTACCTGCTTGAAAATCATCTACAATATTCTGACGGTCAGCATCTTTTGTTTCACCTGTAATCTGATTCACCTTATATGCTTTATGAAGTCGATTATAGATAGGAGTTGTCATCTGTGTCCAATTAGAGAAAATAACAACTTGCTTGCCATTATTAACTGCTTCTTCTACAAGTTCTTCCATTCTATCAAGCTTTGCACTCTCCTGAACTTTACTAGAAAGAATACCTGTATATCCTGTTGCTTGACGCATACGAATAAGAGCCGCCAATGGATTCGGAGCAATCTTAATCTGGTCAATGTTCATCTTAACTTCTGCTGTTACCTCATCATAAATCTGCTTCTGCTTTGCTGACAGTTCCACATATTCATCAATGTATGTCTTTTCAGGCAAATCAAGCACATCATCTTTTCTTCTACGCAACATGATAGAATTAAGTCTTTCCTCTAACTCATCAAGATTCTTATAACCAAGAATCTCATAGTCACCGAAACCGCCCATAATACAATGATGCTTCTTGAATGAATAAAAAGCGTGCTTCTCATAACCGAGCCACTTTAAGATAATATAAATGTCAAGCGGAGTGTTCATCAACGGAGTACCAGTCATAGCAATCATTGTATCAGCTTGCAATTTAAGAAATGCTTTACCTTGCTGACTTGTCGGATTCTTCATTTTATGCACTTCATCACAGACAATCATTCCGATAGTACCATCTTTGCAATAGTCAATAAGTAAGTTATTAAGTTCCTCACTTCTCAATGCTTCTACGTTTGTAATTAAGAAGTAACTGTCAATCTTATCAAGGTTCTTTAAATCTTCAATCTTTGCTTTATTGCCTTCAACTCTTAACTTACCTGCTTTCATTCTCTGTCCGAGAATATAACCGTCCTCATTAGAATGTGTAGCAACTTCATTCTTCCAGTTCCACTTCAAACCGTTGACACCACAGATGATAAGACAATGCTTATAGCCTTTCTGTAACTTCTTTGCAATAGCGATATCAATACTTTGCTTCGTCTTTCCAAGTCCCATCTCATCACCGAGTAACCATCTGTCATTATTAAGACCATAATTGAAAGCTTCGATTTGATGCTCAAACGGCTTTGTCTTAAATTTAAAACCTTTCGGCATCTTCGCTTTCGGCTTTTCAAGTGATACATAAGTACCTGTAATCTCAATCGGGTATTTAGAAAGCTTATTCACTAAATCACCGAGTTTATTAAAAGGTACTTCCCACTCTTTGTTATCTGCATGCCAGTATCTTGTCGGCATATTTCTTACGATGCTAACTATCTTGGCATCATAGTCGAACTTCACAAACAAACCATATTCAGTATTCGCTTGTCTTGACTTTCTAATATCAATAGTAATCATATTATTTCCTCCTATGTGATATACTTCACTGTAAACATTATACTAAAACATTATTTATAAGTCAAGAAAAACTTTTATAAATAAATGTTTATAAACCAAAACAAGAGGTCATCATGCGGTTCTGATACATGATGACCTCTTGTTCATTTAAGGATATAAATGCATTTCAAGGACATACTTATTATAACATATAGTATTGAAATTACAAGTGCAAATTATCCAACATATTTAATATTTCGGCTCTTTCTTCTTTAGTGTCTGTACTGCTATATAATATATGTATAAACTCATTCAATTCTTTGCAAACATCTTTCATGGCATATATAATAGTTTGCTTGGGTAATTCATTGAGTTGATATTTCTTCTTTATCATACAGTAATTTTTATATTGCGGTAGTATGTCATTTAACTCTTGTAATGTAGCGTTCTGCGGTTCTACAATCGAATTTGAGCGACTTTTCTGTGCATCTCTTATAATGTATAAGCTAGATAGTTTCTGACAATCTGTAAACGTGCTAATAGTTTCTTCCAAATCAGCTATCATATCATCTAATTCTTCAATAGTAAACATAAGCTACTCCTTTTAAAATAAGGGGCATTGATATTTCACAATGCCCCCGATTATTACTGGCGCATCTGCTGAATTAAGTTCTGAATAGCCTGTTTGTCTTGGGCATTCATTGTGTCATTAGCAAGATGCTCTAACTTTTGTATCAGTTGGTCTTTCGATGCGTCACGGCTATATCGTCCTCGCATATCTCTACGCTCACTATATCTGCCATCTCCATCACCGTCACGACCTCTGCGGGCATAGCTACCGTCATAGCTGTCATCACGACTATAATCGTTGCTCATTCCGTCATAGCTTCCATCACGGCTATACTCATAGCTGTTACCGCCACGATTATAACTACCGCCCATAGACATACCATAGCTGTTTCTGCTATAACCATAGTCACCACTCTCCTCTGCTTCTATCATAGCAATAGTGGTTTTAATACTCTTAATAGCATGAGTAAGTTTGTCAATCCAATCAAGATTCTCTTGCGTGATTTCACCTTGCTTAACAAGGGTACTCAACTAACTATTAAGCATTTCACATAAGTCCTCGTACATCTGAATGTGCCTTGACATATTAACTCCTCCTTTCTTATGCAATTCTGTCAACTACCATGTTAGCGTTCTGAACAAGTATTGCAGGGGCAGGAGTAGTTGCAGGTGTAGCACTCTCGGAAGTATTCTCTACCGAAACATTGAAGCAACATCCTCTAGGTACTGTAATGATTGCCGTACTGGTAACATTAAAGAAATTTTCTTGTGTCGGTGGGTCTGTTGCGGTTGCGGCTGGAGTTACGATTGCTCTACTTGTAAGCAAAGGTTCTCCATCTAATGCCAAACTTACACTTATCGGACCTACTGTACCGCCATCCGGGATAGCAATATTTCCATTAAATGTTACTTGATACCTAGCAAAACAATTATTGGTAACACCTCGGAGAGTTACAATGCCACTATTATTTCTGTGATATACATATCCCTTGTTGCAAGGAATTGTAGTCTGTAATACAACAGGCTGATTCGGTGCAACTGTCTGTACGGGATTATAAGTAAACTCTGCCATAGCTATTACCTCCTTTAGAACTGACCGCCATTACATCCACAACCGCTGTTGCAAGTGAAAATCGGTGTGCGTCCATATACGGGCGTACTGGGCACGGGGCAGGAAGAAAGACGATTATACAACTGGTCAACTTCGTCACTAAAGCCTTTCTGAATAAATGCGTTCTGGTCTGCCTGTGATGCCTGAAGTGTAGCCATATTAAGCTGACTTCTCAAGTTGTCATTTTCACGCTTGTAACCATCAAGTTCAAGCTGACACAGTTTGTCAAGGATAGCCTGTGTATTAGCTGTGGAAGTTGCTCTGTTAGCACAAGCCTCTGTCGCAATCGTGTACTTCACATCTGCCGTGGCGGCTCTGTTATCACAGCAACATTGTGCTAACTGTGCCTGGAGTGCCGTAAGACCCTGTGTAGTTGTGGTCTGTGCGTTGAAACTTCTTTCAAGGTCTGAAATCTGATTGGTGTATAACTGCTGTGATACTGCGTTCTGTGCATTAGTTACAGAAGCTGTTACACCAGCAAACCCACTACAAAGTTGTGTTGAAAGGTCACCAATACCATCTCTTACAGAAGTGATATTGTCATTCAACAGAGCGTTTTGGAATCCTTCGTTGGTGTTGTTATTGATGCCTTGCTGACCTGTCAGTAACCACGGGAAGTCATAACCTCCACCGAAGCCACCGCCAAAGCCTCCGAAGCCACCCCATCCACCGTTGCCCATCAGAGCAAACAGGAACAGGATAACCCACCAACCATCTCCACCAAAACCGCCCCATCCGTTGTTGCCACCATACATGGGAGCAACGGGCATAATCAATTCGTTAGAACCGTTTGATAAAGACATAGCTTTGTCCTCCTTTAAAGTTATATTATGTAAACTTGCAAGTTTTACCGTAATTTGATTCCTAACTTATTCGCTATTTGCATAGCTGTGTTTAGGGATTCTTGATTCATCTGCCCACTACGCACTAAATAATCAACCGCACTATGCGGGTTTTGTGCATATTCCGGTGGCACATTTAATTTGCTATTCATTAGATGTTGCATAGGATTTTGCATAAATGATTGAAACTTATTTTTCAGTGTGTTTTGTTGTGTTTCTTGGAATAAGGGGTTCATTTTTGTTCTCCTTTCGTGCTGGCTTCATTGTTTGCATACTCTCAATGGTACGTTTTAATTCATCGAACTCATCACGGGTTATAAAGTTTGATGTGTCTATCGGATTTGTGGGTTCAGTCGGTATGCTTTCTTTTCTTTCGGTATAAGTAAATGCTCTTAACGGCATTGGTATTCCACTAGCATCTGTCGATTTAATATAGAAACATTCTGTTTCGCTATCCATTAGCAAAACACTATTTGACGGTGCGACAGGATATGCTTTTGCTCCTGCTTCGCCTTGAACCCAAATAATACTAGATGAATTTTGGGGCTGTTGAATTGGCTGTACTTGATACGGATTTTGATAAGTTGCTGGAAATGGATAATTATAAGCCATGCTTAATCCCTCCTTCTGAAATAATAGATAGGTGTTTCTTCTCCACTATCCCACGTATCATAATAGCTACCGTCTATAACAGCTATTGCATGAGAACCTGTACCTAATATGTATTCACCGATAGGATAGTCGTAACAAAAATCTTTAACTGTATAACAATCTGGACAAGTGTTCGGAATTATATATCTGTCAAAGCCTAAATCATTTAAGTATGATTTCCATACTTCATTACTTGTTGGCATATCATACATAGCAAATCCTTTTGACACTAATTCGCTATACACTTGTTCCCATGATTTATGTGTAACTGTTGAGATTGCTCTAATAACACAATCACCAACTTTTCTTTTCTTGGGATTAGCATTAAACTGTATATACATCTTCATCACCTCGCAATTCATCTTGAATGTGCAAAAGTAAATAAAGTGCATATATAGGAGAACATTTTTGCTGTTCCATTATATTTTGTAAAATTTCTTGAAGTTCCATATACTAACCCTCCCTATACGATTAGTATATGTGAAGATATATTGTGTAACTTGTTAGAAAACTGTTTGATTTTTGTATGAAATATGTTATAATCAATATTGCTAGGAATAATGTTGAGGGTTAAATCCAAAACATTATAAAGAAAACCCATGTAACGGCGGTGTGCCCGCTGTTTACATGGGATTTTCTTTTGCACAAAAAGAACCCCTACACGACTTGGGGATAATCGTATAGGGGTTAGAAAAAAGGGATATATATGTATGAAGCTTTGGGGAAAAGCTACAATACTTTTATCATTTTAGTTTTGACCTTGCGTGCCAACTTTGATACTTTACTTTCTGATACATTCATTTCAAGTGCTATTTGGACATTACTTTTATCCTTTGCTCTTAAATTGAAATACATCATTTCCTCATCACTAAAGTTACACTCTCTACGGAACATTTCAAGTTCCCACTCTACAAAGTCAGCTATCTTGTTCATCCTTTTTAACGTCCTTATGTTTCATATCAACTAGACTTTCACACACTTGATAAATGGCTGTAGAAGCTACTGCACAAATGATACCAGCAGTTGCTACATACTTATTTGTAGTAGCAAGACCAGCAATACTTGTTCCGATACTGCCTAAAAAAGTTGCTACTGCCATCCAAAACTTTCTGCTTGTCCACTTATTTCGCATCATGCACACCACCTTTTGATATTAAATAATTCTGTAAATCGTCACGGGCTTTCGTAAGTTTATCAGTATCATTACCATTGATTGAATGTGAGAGTAATGCAAGTATAGCTTGCTGTGTTACTCTATTACCTTCTTCTAATTCTTCTAACCTACGATTGTCCTTATTAAAGTAGTTTTCAAATTCTTTCACTCTTTTTTCCAACGCATCAAGTCTATCATTTTGACTTTGATTAGGTTGCTTTGCTTTTTGAATTACTTTAATAATCACCGTTACTGCCGCTGATATGGTAACAATGGCGGCACAGAATCCTAAAAAGATTGTGAATATATCACTTGGGGTAAGACCTATGGGTTTGTCCATTACTCATCACCCTCTTTAACCTTTTTAAATGACTTCTTCTCTTCATTAACTTCGGGTGCAGGCTCCAGTTCCTCCAATTCAACATAATCAAGTTTAACCCACTTATCTTTACCAATCTTTGCGAACCCGTCTTTCTTTGCAAGCATTTCATAAATTCCGGGAACACAAGTTTCAACGACCTCTGCGTTTAAGTTTGGATTCTTTCTTACATTGAGATTGTTTATAGAAATCTTCACCATAGTTTTGTTTGCTAACATCTTATATTATCCTCCTTTAATACATGGTAAATCCATGCTCAATGTTATTATATAACAAAGAACATGGATTTACAATAGTTTTAACAAAACTCTATAATAATTGCCTCAAGTCTACGGCTTTGTCCTCTAGTTCCACAAAACTCACCGTCATAGCACCACTTTGTCCAACCTGTTCCTTGCAGATGCCCCTTGTATCTTATCTTTCTACCTTTACACTTTACAGCAAATCCTTCAAGTCGTTTACTCTGCCCTTTGACACCAGCCCATTGACCGTTAGTGTACCATTTACTATCACCATAGCTTTGCTGATGTACCATGTATTCAAGTAAATTTGTAGGACTTTCAATGCAGATACTTTCGGCACGCTTACTCTTACCTGTCCAGCCAGCACATTCACCTTCATCTACCCACGGTAAATCACCATAACCTTGCTGATGTACTCTATAACGTAAATCTTCTTCATCATACTTGGGACGAATAATAGCGCGGATATAATCTCTACGATTACGCTCCATTACTTCACCGCCGTTGCTATCATTACCAATGGCAGTATTTCCCTCCACGGTAGTATATGAACCGTTACTATTCTTTTCTACGATTAAACCTATATGGTCTGCATCACCGCTACAATCCCAATCGAAAAGAATTATGTCACCTGTTCTACCGCTTGAATTATTGACAATCAATCCATTTGCTCTTGCCCAATTTAATACTGCGGTACAAGAAGCTGTCTTATTACCATTAAAGAATAAGTTAGAAGCACCACACATTCTAAAGATATCCCAAACGAAAACGCAACACCACTGATAAGGTGAACCATTTACAGGATGTCCGTAATAATCTGTATTGAATATTACATTGTTAGAATACGGTGGATTTTCTTTAACTCCGATAAAACTTTTAGCTTTATCTATAATTTGTTTTGCGGTAGCCATTTATAGCACCTCCTTTATGAATTATTTGCTTGTTCAAGTGCTGTTATTCTCGCATCAAGCGCATCTAATTGGTCTTGAATATTATCTTCAATGTTCATCAAAGCCGCCAATTCAGTTATACTTAAAGTGCAATCTGTATAAGTAGATGTACCATCTGCATTTGTGTGATAGAACTCAATGCCGTCAGTTCCGTATCTTGCACCGAATTTAATTTCAGGTGTTATATCATCAGTTTGCGAATCCCACACATGAACTTCCATTATTAAAGCTTCATGTTCTTTATAAGCAGGGTTTAGATAATGTCCACCTTTCATCTTTATGATAGATGTACCATCAGGTATTAAGCGCATCAGTCTTAAAAAATGCTTAAACCCAAAGTTTATCTGTTCATTGTTTGCATTTGTAATATCAAATTGTTGAGCCGACAAACTAACATTTTCACCAGTTGTTTTATCTTTAATATCTATATAAGAATCTCCTGTTGTTATCTCGGTTGTATCTCTGTCATACGATAAAAATTCACTTAAATTTGCTAATGTATCCCATGTTAGATTTTTATAAACTGTTGTATCACCAGTAACTTCACTTCTAATCAAAAGTCCTCTATCAAAGTTTATCTCTGCTATTGGATTAAGTGAATCTGTTTTATCATAAATCCTTATGCCACGCCATATACCTTGCTGGGAATCATGTTGATAACCTAGCCCTTGAACTTCTATATTAGTAAGTTTAATAACATTTCCTAACTTACTAATAGGTACTTTCTTTGATACTCCACCTTGAACTACATACAAGTCATCTGATTGTCCTAAACTTGTAGCTTCTGTTAATTCAGATAATTTACTATCAGCCATTCTGTTCTACCTCCTCTACTTCTTTACATTCAGGCACATTAGCTTGCTGATATGCTTGCAAGTCGTTTTGATACTGTTGATTAGCCAAATTCTGAATCTCAAACAATACTGCTTGCAAACAATCAGCTACAATGAAAGCTGGTAATTCAGCATTGTTGATTGTCTGTGCTAATGCTTTGTTAAATTCTGCTCTTTTGATTGTTAAAGGTTTTTCCATAGTTCTTTTTCCTCCTTTAAATTTATGCTAATATAGCAAATGGTCTATAATATGCGGATGATGCTCCACTTCTCCAAGATAACAAACCGCTCTTATACAAGATACACCAATTCGTAGTTGATTCTATGTCACGCACCCAAACATCATAATCTGGTGTATATGCGTAATACGGTGCTAAACTAAATAGTCTAAATCGACCATAAGTAATACCTGCATTGTATATTTGAACATAGTTCGAATTGATAGCAGGTGTATATCCAAAGAGATTACTTATCTGTGGTAATTCAACATCACAATCATAATCTGCCCTAGCATCCGAACCAGCACTTGTTAAACTGTCTGTATAAGTTTTTATATGTGATGTTCCAAAGAAGTTTGTAAATTTAGTTTTTAAACCAGACCTAGACGCACTTCTATAATTGCACCCTCCATAACCATTAGATATAGTTTGAGAACTATTTATCCATCCTGATGATATAGGTAAATCGGGCATTATTATTAAATGTGAATATCCAATTTGACCTTTTGATGTGCCTGTTCCTCTATAAAACATAAAGTTAGTATTGTCAACTATTCTCCAAGTAATGCCTTGTGTAGTATCTTGCCAATAATCACCATTCCATAAGTCACTAAAATCACCGTTAGCAATAGCCATAGCTTGTGCAGAAGTAAATGATGTTCCAAGATTTTTAAACCTTAATCCGGAATGACAAAGATACGATTGAAGTGTAGTTAAATCACTTGCACTTGCTTTGTTATTTAACTGTGTCTGAATATAGCCTGTTACTCCAGATAAATATTCTAATTCTGCATTTGTTACATTACTGGTTACTAGCTTCTGATAATTGTCGGCATAAACCACACGATTTCCAGTCCAGTTTGAATCTATGAAACCAGTAGACATTTTTCTATCGCCATTATTATTGATTACTTTCACCTCTGCATTAGATATCGTATTAGCACCATTTACCGAAACACCTGTTGCATCAATAACACAATGATGACCACCTGTTGTGGCAAGAAAATCTGCATAACCAAGAGCACCACCATTTGCAGTAGCAATAGCTACAACGTGTTGTGTTGGATTAACAGAATGATTATCAATAAAAAATCCTGCACGATTTAATTCATTATGTGTATGATATGCTGGATAATTTGTTATAATTCCTTGTGATGACGAGCCTAGGAATATACCTGCGTGTGTATAATCAGTATCACTTGTCATTCCGTAACTTAAACCACTACTTCTAATAGTCCATCCACCAATATCACCACCATTAGCATGAATAGTACCAGTTAAAGTAACATTTCCACTATTATCAATAGAGAAATTGTTAGCAGATACCGCTATATTTCCAGTTGCTAAATCTATTGTTTTATTAGCTTTGAAGTATATGTAATCTGCATCTATTTGAAATGTACTTCCTGTACTTGGGTCTGCACTTAAAGCCGCCTTAACAATCTTACCGTTGTTATCTACCTTTAATACGATTTTATCTTTCATCTGATTTATTTCAGAAAAAGCAGTTGATGTGGAAGTATCACTAACAACATCACTCCATGTAAATTGCCCATTTGTATATTTAACTTGGTCACAAGTATAAAGGTACGAATATGAAGTTGACACAGTAGGAATTGCTTTAGTCCACGCTCCTGTACTTGTGCTTGTACTTGTTACTTCGCTTGTCGGTTTAGCAGGAGCAGTAGAAGAATTACTACAATAGTACAAAGGAGTAACACTAATAACACCTATTCCTTCATCTGCCCCAACACCTTCGGGGATGTAGAAATAAGCTCTATCAGTATTTGCATCAGCACTACTATCCTTACTATAAAGAAGTAATATGCTATGTTCTCCGCCATCAAGATTACTAAAAGTAATTGCTTGATAATTAGTGGAAGATGTAGTAACGGTTTTAAACGAAAAGTAATTACTTCCATTTCTTGTAATAGTAGTTGCATCAAGATTACTTACTTCAAGGTAATCATAATTTTGTTCGCCATCCGAACAAGCCATGATAGTAAATGTATCATAGCCATTAAATGTTATCTTGCATCTTGATTCTCCATTATGCACATGATAATTGCTATCTGATTTATATACAGTTTTGCCACTAACTTGTGTATCTGTTTTTATCCATTGTCCATTATTGCTTGAAAATGAATATACTTTTGAGTTTCCTGGGGGTCCTGCTTCACCGTAAGTACCTGTAATGACAGGGTTTGTATCACTTGAACTTCCATTAGCATAAGTATATGTATGATAAGTCCACAGGTACTTATTTGTCGGTGTCATTGTCTGAACAGTTGTTGTCCATCCCGGAGTATCTTTTGTAACTCCACTTCCTGCACTTGTTGCCAGGTAATGAAGTGTATCTGTTTTAATTGCATCTGCTTGTGATGTAAAAGTTTCTCCTACATAAGTTACAATCTGTGTAGAAGTCTGTTGCAACCTAGATTCGGTTGCTGATTTTGTATAATAGTTATTTTGGAGATTTGTTTCAACATTACTTACTTGTGTAGAAATACCATCAATAGTCTTTTCTACTTTTGACATTTTATGCCCTTGAACCATCGTGTCGTTTATATCATTGACTTCACCCGATAATTTACTTGCACTTGCTTTGGCTTCAATCGTCTGCTCGACAAAACAAACACCTGAAAGTTCTTCTGACATAACATAAGAATAACCTTTGTCTGTCTGAACTCTCTGTCCTAACACAAGTCCATTATGTGCTTTAATCATTTTAAGCTGACACGGTTTGTACTGTATTCCATCTATTGCATCAAGTAAGTCCTCTAAAACTTCTTGGGCGGCTGATTGAAATTCCTCAATAAGATAAATGAACCATAAATTACCTGCTATGTTATAAACATTATCATCAGTACCTACCATCATAAGTAAGTCATCACTCGATGAATAAGAAGCAATACCTGTTATCGGTTCTGTTACAAAATCTTCCCATGTACTATTATAGCTTTCATATTCACCACGCAAGTCTGTTGTCGTGTTATTATCAAGAGTAGCAAATGTGAGATTACCTGCCGCATCAATATAAGGAAATGTTCCTTGTAACTCACATAACATCTTAATAACTTGATTGAAAGTAATAGTTGTCATTATAGGAAATGTTTCTGACGTCCATGACAATCCACCTGCATAGTCATTAACATACTCTGCACTAGGAACTGTAAATCCTAAATAGGTGAGAAGTGAATTTCTAACAGTTTTTATATTCTGAATTGTTCTTGGTAATGCATTCCACCAATCAGCTACATTATCGTTACGATGATAATATATCCAATCATAAGCAACTATCTGTCTTGTATGCCCTACATTATCTGTCTTACTACTATCAACAATACCTGTGAAGATAGGAGTTAAAGCATTAGTCTGTGTATCTTTCAAATACACTTGAATAGTATAGCCTTGTAAATCTGTATCAATGTTGAATAACTCAACAGAAAATTCACTTGCTATCGGAGTACCAAAATCAATATCGGTATCAACAATGCTTCGCTTTAAATTTAAAGTTCCACTAGCAATACCTGTTGTCATAACTGTACCGTCATCTTCGGTAAGCAAAACACCGCCACTTTCTAATGCCAGTCTGTTACCATTTTCTAGTAATAGACTGCCATTAGAAGCTGACGGAACTTGGATGGTTGCTTGTCCTTCTTTTGATAATACAATTAGTGGAGTTTTTGTAATTTCCAAATCCATAGTATTACTCCTTTACTTGTATCAATTCTATCTTACGCTCTTTGTAAATTATATCTGTATCTGTAACACGCTTAATTTGAAAAGTCGGGTTCGGTTGATAAAATAACTTTGTTTCATAGTTGTTAATTTCATCATTCCAATATTCAAGCATAATGTTTCTTTGCTTGTGACTTGTTTCGGCGTTATAGAAGAACTGTTGTATTGCTATCTTATCATCGAGGTGTAAGTTATCTCTAGTTGTAAAAGAGAATGTAGACATTTCACCATCAGCAGTTATTCTAAACAATTCTCTTGTTACATCATCACGGTAGGCTTTAACTTCTTCTCTTTGATTAGGAGAACTTTCCCATGTTTCAAAAGCTATGTACTTCATAGGAAATATTTTATTTGTAGCTACTGCTTTAAAGAAATAACCTCTCCAGTTATTAGCCATTACTTACACCTCCTTATGCAAATTTAGCATTTCCTGTTTGCTTGTAACGCTTCTGATTCTCGTCCCAAACAACCTTTGCTACTGTCTTACCATCTAATTGTAACACAATCGGCTCTTTATTGCTACTATATCCTCCACTTTGTTTTAAAGCAGTATTGAAAGCTTCAACCATCGTATCAAGAGGCGTTTCAATATTATAACCTTGTTTCTGGTCACCGAGAACTGCAAGGAACTCATGGTTCGGAGGAATAACACCGCCCTTTGCCAAACGTGGATTATTATATGTATTATTTCTATTACCGCTGGTAGCACCGCTTAATTTTGAAAATGCGGTACTGATTGCATTTGCAATCTTTGTCAACAATGTATTGATGCTATTAGAAGCAGAAGTAAATGCATTACCAATAATATTTGCATTTGTATTTGCACTATTAGCCATAGCAGAAAAACTACCTGTTACAGAATCTTTAGTACCACTAAATGCATCTTTAATACCTTGGGCGGCATTACCGAAGAATGTTCCTATATCCGTTGCATTTGATTTTGCACTTCCATTTAATTCACTAAATGCGCCCTTAATCTTTGCTTTAAATCCATCTTTGCCATCATTTGCAAATTCTTTTGCTGAATTATCAGCCGCCTTTTTAAATTTGCCCCAAATACCCATCGGCTTATTTGAATCATTTCCTATTGCATAAGTTTTTGCATAATCATTAAGGTCTGAAAATACATTTTTAATCTTATCCGAAAACTTTGATTTGTCTGTAAACTTATCAACTATCTTTGTTGCGGCTGAATGGAATTTGCCCCAAATACCCATCGGTTTACTAGCATCATTTCCTATTGCATAAGTCTGTGCGTGTTTATTAAGTTCTTCAAATGCACCTTTAATTTTAGCAATAAATCCAGGATCATCCTTTGTAAAAGTATCAATAATACGGCTGACAGCAGATGTAAACTTTCCAACTACACCTGTACTGCTAGTACCGCCCGCACCAAGAATAAATTGCTGTGCCGACATTGTTATCTGATGAAAAATACCATTTTCTTTACAGAGATTATCTCTAGTATCTGAAAATGCTTTTTCAATAGTTTCTGCTATTTTTGCAAATCCACTTGAAGCATCTTCTGTATTGACAGATTGGATATTTTTGATAAGCTGTTCAAACTGTTGTTTCGGACTTTCTGTATCAATTTGTATGCCCTTCACTTGACTAAATATTTTATCAAGTGCTTCTACGGAAGCCGAAGCACCTTTAACTATCTTGCCAAAAGCACCATCTTCTTCACCAGTTGCTTTATCTACAATGCTTTGGAAATCTATATTACTTCCAATAGCATTAAGATACTTGGCGGTTAATTTAGATTTCTCGTCTGCATCTATTGGCATCTGTTCAATTTCAGTCCTGAACTTTTCTGCCAGTCCTGTAACAGATGTTTTCTTTTTTATATTGTTAAGATTAGTTACGGTCTTGGTACTTGCAACTAATGAACTCTTAACAATCTTATCACGCATACCTTCAAAAGATTTAGAGATATTGCCTGTTAATGTAGTGGTACTCTTTTCAGTAGTCTTGTTAGAATCAGTAACTTCTTTATCAAGAGTTTTCCAATTCTTTGCCATACCCTTTACATTTTTACTAACTTCTTTATTAGCTTTCTTTGTAGCTGTGCCTACATTTTTAACACTCTTTGTTGCTTTCTTGGAAGGAGCAATAATCGACTTCTTATACATATCAGTATAATGCTTTGCTGTCGTTTGTGCTTCCTTACCTAAATCTTTAGTTGTTTCTTTAAGTTCCTCTGATGTACCATTTATTTCTTCGTTGACTTTACTTGTGAATAAACTAATACCAGCAGTTATCTTGGTCATCTTACTGGTAGTTTCATCATAGATTTTCTGTAATTCTTTTAATCTGTCCTTCTCGGAAATAAGATTAAGTTTGCGCTTTGCATTAAGTTTATCCAGTTCAGCACGCCATTTACTTTCAGCCGCATAGGTAGTATCAATCTGCTTTGCAATATCTTCATAGCCTTTCTTTGCTATGGCAGTTGCTTCTTTACTATCCATGCCGTACTTCTTCATCTCTTGTCGAACCCTATTGATAGAAATTCCAACTTCGGCAATCTTCTGTTTACGTTCTTCTACCAAATTCTGTTCTTCAAGTCGTGCTAGTGTACCATACTTCTGACTTATATAGGTAAGACCTTTTTCAACTGCTGGAGCAATAAATGTTTCACCAATTTTCCATCCAGCAATAGCAACTCCAATGCAAGCCGCAATCGGTCCAGCAACACTAAATAATCCACCGAGAGCATTTCCGATAGCACTTCCTAAACTACCAGTAACAATGCCATTGATAATTACACTCTTTAACTTACCTACAATAAGTGAACCAAGACCTGTGAACTTCATTAAAGCAAATACACCAATGATTGCAGTTTCAACAGGTGCTTTCTTAAACAATTCGGGAATACCTTTGACAAGTAAATTCCAAGCAGATTTAAGTGCTGTCTTTAGAAGTTCCCACAAATCATGTGCGATACCTGCCCAATCAATACCAGCAAGGAAATCTCCAATAGCTTTACCTATTGCTTCCCAATCAAGTGTTGCTAATAACTCCGTTACTGATTGAATAAGTTCCCTAAACGCATTACTTAATAACTTACCAACTTCTTTCCAGTTTATCTTCTTAACAGTTTCCATTATCAGTTCGCCTGCTCTACGAACTAAATCTGAAAGATTAGGAAGTAAACCATTCACAACCGCTAACACAGTATTGACTGTTGTTCCAATAGCTGTTGATATTTTATCTACTGGGAAATTGTTTATAAAGTCTTGTACTGCTTTGTTCACTTTCGACATTATCTGTGGTAACTTACTTTGCACAGTTGTAAAGAAGTTGGTCACCGCAGTTGCAATACCACCTAATCCTGTTGTTATTGTATCTACGGCTTTATCCCAATCAAATGTAAGTAATCCTGAAGTTAAAGTATCTCCAATAAACTTACCTACACTATCCCAATGTAGATTATGAACAAACGTATTGACGGCAGTAAAAGCAGTATTTAATCCTTGTGCTATTGTTCTACCGATTGTATTTCCTAAATCGGGAACTTCTACAAAACCGTTGATAAGTGTGGAAAATACTTTTCCTAACTTGCTTGCTTTCTTTTGTAATTCAGCCCACGGTATTTTATTTAAAGCTGACTTCAAACTATTACCGATATAAGCACCGACTTTTGTGAAGTCAGATTCTTTCCAACCTTGTTTAATAAGTTCAGCAAGTTTATTTACTTCACTAGGAACTTTCTCAAATGCTCCTGCATTGGCGTTAGCATTACCGCCACCGCCTCCACCGCTATTCGGGTCATTGTTCTTATTGATAACGATTAGTTTATCATACTCGGCAATATCTTCATTAGCATCTTTGGCGGCTTTACCAGCACCGCCAATACTATCAGCGAGAGCATCGTTGGCTTTTGTAGCTTTATAAATAAATTTCTGTCCTGTAAGTGTAGCAAAGAAGTTTGCTAATGCATTCATGGCAGAAATAAGAGCATTACATAAAGCATTTAAAGCAGGAACAACATAACTGAATATAGGCTGAAAAGCTGTTGCTAAACTATTTCTTAATTGGGTAAAGTTTACCTTTAGTGTATCTATCTCCTGCTTTACCTGAGGTACACTTTCAGCCATAGCACCAAAAGCTTCTTTGATATACTTTCGTAATCTTCTAAAAAGTGCATAAATAGAACGAATACCAAAAGCATATTTCAGTATTTTCATAAAACCGAGTTTAGCACTTTTAGCCATATCACCAAAAGTGGTTGTACTATCTTTTCGTAAACCTTTAAGTTTAGAACTAACTCCCTTCAAAGTATCCTTGACTTTACTAAATGCGTTACGCATACTATTTCCACTTTTACCGGAAGCGTCCCTAACTTCATTATACCTACTCACCAATTGGGCTAATTTATTTTCAAGGTTTGTTACTTTTTGGCCTGCTTGTATATATTGTTCCGAATCAATACCACTTTTTACATTCGCACGTTGGAATTGATCTGATTTAATAGTAGTATTTAACTGTTTAGCTTTATCAATAGCGTTCTGATAATCTAATTGTAGGGACTTTATTTTACTAGATAAAGCGGTATATTCTTTAGAAGCCTCTCCTGTGAATACACCTTTTTTATTTGTAGTAAAAGCTTCGTTATTTTTAATAACATTTCTTTGGGCATCTTGAAGTCCTTTTAAATTATTTTTCGCAACTTGAATCTCTGCGTTCATTTTCCTATATGTGTCAGAACGCTCCACGACACCTTTTCCCCACACACCCTTGACTCTTTGAACATCTTTATACTGTTGCTGTTTTGCAATTAAATTTTCTAACGCGGCTTTAGCTTTATTGATTTCTATGACAGAATTTTTATAAGTTTGTGTAGGTACGGTTTGTTTTCCTAATTCTTGTTGCTTAGCTCGTAAAGCATCTAATTGGGTTTTGGTATCCGTTATATATTTTTTAGTTTTATCTAAATCAGATTGCATCCGCTTATATCCATCTGAATATATTTTAGTTTCACCGATTTTTTTCTGCTCTGCTCTTGCCCTTTCTAATTCATCTACATATTTTTTCATCTGATTTTGTAGGGACAATAAAGAAGAACTTGCTTTTTTTGTATCACGAGCATAATTAGAAAAAACAGATTGGATAGTTTTTGCCAGTTTACTACTATCCTGTCTGACACTAGAGGTGTCTATCCTTGCGGCTATTTTTAACTCACCATCAACTTGTGCCATATATTACACCTCCTATTCTCCCCAAATTTCTTGTACCAATTTATCTTCCTGTAATTGTTCATCAGTACGCCATTCCCACTTAAAATATTGTGGATTATCATTAACGAACTCTTGTTCATATTTTTCCAATTTCTTTTGCTTAACAATTTTCTCTCTAATTGAGATTATATTTGCAAAAGCACCATCACCTATATTCAAATAGTAACCCATGAAAGTCCACCAATGAGTATAGGGTTCACTTCTTATCTCTTTATGTGCAACGGCATTGATGCTGGCTATAACCATCTGACTATCATTTTCCCAATCGACAAGTCGATACGGCTTTACTGCACCTATACTATCCTCATTGCAATTAAAAAATCTATACATAGCCTGAACAAGCTGACTTAAAATGTTCACATCTGTATTTGCTACATCTTCTATGGAATTAAAACCCTCATAGAAAATAATCAGACTTGTGGTTATGCGTAAATCTTCTTCCAGTTCAATGTCATTAAGGGCGACAAAGCAATCTAAAATCACTCTAAAGTCGCCCTTATTCCTTATCTTAAACTCTTTATCTTCAATTAGAATTGATGTTGGTAAATCATACATAGTTTACTTTCCTGTGTATTTGTCCGTGTGATAATGTACTCTCTGAACCTTCTTCAAGTCATCAATAGACTGGTTTGAATCCTTTGTAAGTTCTCTCGTTACGTCCTCATCATACAGTTGTAATAACGCACCTAATATAATCTCATATCTTGTAGATCCGTTAATCGGATCAAACATTGAACCATCACACGCACATACTTCACTTACATTTGCTTGGAATAATTCATCCATGAGAACTCTCATTTCGGTATCAATTTCCTCCAAGGTTGTTGCAAATTTAGCAAAGGTATCATCACCTTCTTCTGAAAACTTATCAACATCCAAATTATCAAGTGTTAATGCTTTCTGTGCCAGTTCATCTAACTTGGGTTCAATCTTATGAAGCCTTGTAATTAAACCCAAATCAGACGGATTGATTTCAAGTATTCTATTATCATCACCATCAATTCTAATACGCTTTTTTCGTAAGTCAGATAAGTCAAGGTCAATGACATTGTTATTGCTGACCGTATTATTAGTTTGAATAAGTCTTGTTGCTTCTGCCATAATTCTATTCCTCCAAATATTTTAATTAGCCTACGTTTGAACTATCGGGTGTAAATGTAAAGCTATCACCGAGTTTGTCAACCTTACCAAGAGTAATCTCATTGGAGTAGTGAACAGTAATCGGGAAGTTTACACGAACATCACCGCCAAGGCTATCATAAGTGATAGTACAATTATCCTGACGCTCTGCCGCATAACCATTTGTTGCATCACCTACATAAGCAGTAATTACATAGATTGTAAAACCACTAATTTCGGAGATAGCATTTCTTCTACGCAGGTCATCCATCTTCGGTGCAAGTCTTGAACCACCGAGAATCAGATACGGGTCAAATGCCTGCTCAGGCTGTGTCTTATTGATATCAGTATAGTTGATACCAAGAATATCAGTAGAGGTCTCAATATCTGGATTGTACTCAATACTGGAATCCTCAGTTCTACGACCAAGCAGTTCACGCTCTACCTTTGCATAGTAGGTATTAGCAGCCCAAGTCGGTGCTGAATCACCTGTTACTGCGGTATATGTGTCACCGCTCTTTGTGTAATATGAAGTGTAGTTTGTAGCCCAATCAGCAGGTTCGTCTTTCATCGCTGAATAAAAACGACCATCAGCATCTTTCCATTCGGCTACGGTGAGAAGCAGTTTTCTTTCTGCTCTCTGATGTGTGGCAAGGTTAAACTGTCTTTGTGCCATTTTTGTTTCCTCCTTTAATTATTATCCCATTCAAGGTTTGTATAATCAACATAGTTTATCTGTATTGATACACTATACTTTGCAAGTCCAGGGTTAATACTTGTATCAACTCCATTAAGTCTTGGATTATCAGTTAATGCTATCATTTCATCTATCACACATTGTTCACCGAAATTAGGATAGTTTCTTGCATTTTCTTGTTCTGTAATCCAGTCTATAATACTTTGTGTATCAAGTATATCATCAACATTTTCATTAGGATAACCAGACGCTTTTGCTATTGCAGTATAAGCCACTGATTTGTAATCTATGAGTGTAAATGTATATCGTTTTTGAACACTACCGTCTATAAACGGTCTGTCAATCGTTTTATCATTCCCCATAGTTACGATTTGCTTATTATCGTCTTTAGCATTGATGAAATTGAAAAATAAAGGATTATTCTGAATATACGGGCATTGGAGTAAGAAGTCTATGATTGCTTGGTTTTTATCTACACTAGCCATATAGTTCTTTCGCCCTCCTTTCTAGTATATTCATTACACCTTGTAAAAATTCATCTCTGTGCTCAATAAACATAGCCTGATCCCAATGATGAGTTGCTTGTGGGTGCTTATCTGCACCATATTCAAACTGTCTACCAGTCGGATACTTAGTTCCTTGTCCAGGTGGTGACCACCATCCTATAATATTACCCTGACTATCGAATTTTGGATAATTAGGACCGTATATTTCACCCATATACATATAATGTGCATACGGACCTGCATAAGAAACATATTCAGGAAAAGCTTGTCCACTATCTACGAGTAAACCCGTATCCATCGGTACATACGGTTGACACATTTTGGCAAGCAACTGATGAATAGCGAGCATAGTCTTATCATCTATAAGATTTTCAACTCTGCGTGCTAATGCATTTCCATCTATTGTAATGTCAAAGTGTATTATATCATCCATGACTATATACCTTTCACACGATAATGTTCATTACATCTTCCTGCTCCTACATCTATTGCAATTTCTTCAATAGTTATGCATCCTTGCAACTCTTTGTACTTACCAAGTAAATCTGTTGAACGCTTACCTGCTTGATACTCGTTAATTTCATCATTTACTTCATCCTTGACAATTATATCACCTTTGCCTAAAGTGAAGTAATTTGACATTTCATCATTCGGTAATGCTATCCACTCATGCTTTGGTAAGAATCGTGCATCTTTGCGTATTCTACAAATCGTATTATCGGTTTCCAGCACTACATCGTTTATAGTTATCTTATCACCGACATACTTCCAAAATGCACCGTCAACAACCGTTCTAAACCATGTTATGACATTAGTAAGCGGGTCTTCGTATTTGTTATAAATTGTAAGTGTTGCTTCCCACCATACAGGATAACTCATACTATCACTCCCCCGGATATAAGCCTCTATACAGAAGTCTTTTTCCTAAATTATTTCTAATGCCTTGTAAGTAGCGGTTGATTGTATCATCTATTTCCTCATTCATTGTGGCTATTAAATCCTTTGCCGACAATGTGTTATATGAAATTGATACGCCATCATTTGATTGACTTTGTATGCCAGCACCGCTCTCATTATGTGCTTCTAAACCATTCGGGTTAGATTGAAGGGCGGCTAACTTATTAACAATCAATCTTATAATATGATACATACATTGTTTTACCGCATCAGGTATTTCACTTCCCTCTTCTTGAAGTCTACGAAAAGTTACCCAATCAATGTATGTTTGTGCCTCATAAGCTAAATCATTAAAGGTGGCTTCTTCTAATGTTCCACCCATATTTTGATATTCCTCATACGTTAGATACATTGAATCCACCACCTTTTAATAATTCATTGATTAGCCGAGAGAAATGATTCTTGCAATAGGAATTGCTTTCAGGCTGATGTACTGCTTGTTAGCACCATCGTTGCTGTTTACAAGTTCCCAGTTTGCTCCATTCTCCAGTTCTGCATCGGTAGGAGAAGTGCTAACCATTACAGACTTCGTGAATGAAATTCCGTAAGGTGCCCAACACTTTCTCTGACGAGAATACAGAGTGTCCTGACCGCCGTTGGTCTTCGGGTCACGGCTCATTTCGTAAGGTACTTTAGCACCACAGTTCGTGTACTCAATAGCACCATCACCGAATACAAAGGTTGTGTACTTCGTCTGTCCCGGAGCGGTCTTTTCGTAGTAAGAACTGATAGAAGCTGTGGACGGCTCTGCAACAGGTGTATATACATAGTTTGGTGAAGAACCGCTTCTGGTGTAGTAAGTCTTACCCTCTACAACTGCTTCATCAGAAGTCTTTGCGTAGGTTGCGGTAGACTCATCTTCCTCTGTCGGCATACTATCATCTACAAGAACAAGTCTGCCATTCAAAGTACCGATGGTCAAATCTCTCTGTAAGCCCTCTGCATCATTGTACTTGAGGTAAACAAGCAACTTGAGGTTTTCAAGATTCGTTGCTACCATAGAGTGCATGATTGCAAGTGAGAAACGACTCTTATGATCACCACATGCTCTCTGCATAGCAGTATTAAGAGTAGTACCATCCATGTTACCAAGAACACCCTCGGTGTTAGTCTTTGCAGTAACATCATAAGTGTGTGAAGCAATAAACTTCTGACCCTCTGGATCACTCATAGAGAACACACCTTTAAGGATAGATACAAGAGTACCCTGGTCAATCTCTTC